AGGTATCGCGCCCACGTTGGCAACTGCTGTTGCTGGTCCTCTGGGTGGCATGGCGGTGTCCGCTCTGGCTTCTAAGTTTGGTGTCTCCGATTCTGTCGAATCCGTTGCAAAAGCGATTGCTGGTGATCCACAGGCGGCTCAAAAACTTCAAGAACTGGAGTTAGAGTACGCAAAACTAGATGCCGCCGACAGAGATTCTGCCCGCAAGAACGAACAGGCTTTAGCCACAAGCGAGCACACACCCCTACTCAATAAGTCCGTAACGCCTATTCTGGCTATTGTGGTGGTGATTGCATGGGGACTCATCCAGTATCACTTATTGACTCACATCGTGCCAGACCAAATGCGTGAGATTATCATCCGTGTATTGGGTACGCTGGACGGCGCTTTGGTTATGGTGTTGTCCTACTACTTTGGTGCAAGTCACAAACACTAATATGCAGCTCTCAGAACATTTCACCTTAGACGAAGCCACGTATAGCGAGACTGCTATACGCATGGGGATCAACAACCAGCCCGATGAACGCCAACTGGCAAACATGAAAGCGGCGGCAGGGCATTTGGAGGAGGTGCGTAATGTCACTGGCCCTATGCGTGTTAATTCTTGGTTACGCCTGCCCGACGTTAATCTTGCTGTTGGCGGTTCTAAAGTATCCAGCCACATGGATGGTTGGGCTATTGACTGCTCTTCTTCTGCTCATACTCCTCACGAACTATGTCAGCTTGTTTTGAAGGCTGGTATTAAGTTTGACCAGATGATTCACGAGTATGGACGTTGGATGCACATTTCCTTTGCGCCTGAGATGCGTCAGCAAGAGTTGACAATTTTTAAACCAGAAGGTAAATACAAGTCAGGCATCTGGACAGAAGCCCAATACCATACAAAGTAATATGCCACTAAGTAAACTTCAACTAAAACCCGGCGTCAATCGTGAAAACACGCGCTATACAAATGAAGGTGGTTGGTATGAATCCGACAAGGTACGCTTTCGTCAAGGCACGCCTGAGAAAATTGGTGGGTGGCAACGTATTTCTTCTGCTTCTTTTTTGGGCGTCTGTCGTTCTTTGTGGAACTGGATTACGCTGGCTTCTTTGAATCTGCTGGGAGTAGGCACTAACTTAAAGTTCTACATCGAGAGTGGCGGTGCATATAACGACATCACACCGGTCCGGACCACCAACACGCTGGTAAACAAGTTCACAACAAACACGGCAACTAATACAGGCACAACGACTACAGTAACAGTACAAGATACCAATGGCGGGTTTGTTAACAATGACTACGTCACCTACTACATTCCGGGGGCGGCATCCGTTACGTTTAACGGGATAACTATTACAAGTAACACCCAATACCAACTTACCTATGTAAGTGCTACTACATACACCATATCCGTTACAGGTACAGCCAGCGCTAGTTCCGCTGGTGGCGGAACAATTTACGCGGTCTATCAAGTTAATACTGGCCCCTCATACGCCGTGCCACTAACGGGCTGGGGGTCTAGCACTTGGGGGTCAGGCTCTTGGGGTATCGGCACTGCGACAACAGACGCTCTTCGTATATGGAACCAAATAAACTGGGGGCAGAACCTGCTGTACGGACCTCGCGGCGCACCACTGTATTACTGGGACGCTATACAAGGCGTAACTGGACAGTCCGTAACAATGACGATTGCTACCCCTTGCGTAGTGACTTCTACTGTAGCTTTTACGGATGGAACGCCCATTACGTTTTCTACAACGGGTTGGTTACCAACGGGGTTAGTTCCGGGCGTTACTTATTACACCAAGTATGTTTCAACCTACACATTTAATCTTGCGGCTACATCAGGTGGGGCATCCATAAACACAACTGGTACGCAAAGTGGTACGCAAAAAATAACCCAGCGTGGGGTATTGCTGTCTTCTTTAACAGGCTCGGATGGGTACGCGCCACTCTTTCAAAACGCATTTACTGTGTCAGACGCCAGTCGGTTTGTGCTTGTCTTTGGTACAAATGACTATGGAAGCACGGTGCTTGATCCGATGTTAATTCGTTGGTCAGACCAAGAATCTTTGACTACATGGTATCCCGCAGTCACCAACCAAGCAGGTAGTGTGCGGTTATCTCACGGCTCCAAAATAGTTACCACTGTACAAAGCCGTCAGGAAATTTTGGTTTATACAGACCAATCAGTTTATTCTTTGCAATACCTTGGACCTCCATATGTGTGGGGGACTCAGCTTCTTGGCGACAACGTATCTATTGCTGGGCCAAATGCTGCAACGCTTGCATCGGGGGTTACTTACTGGATGGGCGTGGATAAGTTTTACAAATACGATGGACGGATTCAAACTCTGCGTTGCGACTTGCGCCAATTTATTTATAGCGACATCAACCCCCAACAATACGACCAAGTATTTGCCAGCACCAATGAAGGCTTTAATGAGGTGTGGTTCTTCTATTGTTCTGAAACTTCTACGACAGTAGACAGGTATGTGGTGTATAACTACTTTGAAGATGTCTGGTACTACGGCACAATGGCTAGAACCGCATGGCTCGATACTGGGCTGCGCAACTACCCGTTGGCGGCAACATACAGCTACAACGTCGTCAACCAAGAATACGGCGTTGATGACAACGAGACAGGTACAACTTTGCCTATAGAGGCGTCTATAACTTCCGCTCAGTTTGATATTGGGGATGGGCATAACTTTGCGTTTGTCTATCGCATGATTCCTGATATGACATTCCGTGGCTCCACAAGCGGTACGACTCCCCAAGTAACTATGTATTTACAGGGGCTAAACAACTCTGGCTCAGGCATAACGCAGACAGGCAACGCCAATGTGACGTATACAGGGACGGCTCCAGCCGTTATTAACGTTGATCAATTCACGGGGCAGTTGTATATCCGTATACGCGGGCGTCAAATGCAGATGAAGATTACCTCTAACATTATTGGTGTGCAGTGGCAACTTGGCGCTCCTCGTATCGACATCAGACCGGACGGACGTAGATGAGTTATATCGTCACATCAAAATTTGAACTCAACCGCGCAGTTCAACCGCGCCTACCTGCGGCTACGCCTGAGTACGACATTAACTACATAAACCAATTAAACAACGTCTTGCGGTTGTACTTCAACCAGATTGACAATATCTTAGGACAACTTAGTACGGCTAGTGGAGTAATCCCAGCGCTTACTGTGTATACAGTAGCTACGCTACCCAGCGCGGCAACTTCTGGTGTGGGGGCTAGAGCCTTTGTATCGGACGCTTTGGCTCCCGCATTTGGCTCAACGGTAGTTACTGGAGGCGCTGTAAAGGTGCCTGTTTATTCTGACGGGACTGTTTGGAAAGTTGGGTGAACATGATAAACTCGATTAACCCCCTATTTACGAGGCAAAAATGAGCCTATCCCATTTAGCACGACACTTAGCCGAGCATGGTCGACACGGCGACACTATGCTTATGCACGTAACACCCGACGAAGTCGATAAGTTACAACGCGTTGCACGAGCACAAGGTGGTTCATTAACTGTTAACCCAGATACGGGTCTCCCTGAAGCCAACTTTTTTAGTGATTTAAACCCACTAAACCCCAACAGTGCTATTAGTAAAACGGGTGTAGCCCCTCTGTTAGTAGGTGCGGCTTTGGGTCCAGCAGGGTTTGGGTTGACTGCGGCAGAAGCGGGCTTAGCGTACGGCGGCATCTCTGCACTGTCTTCTGGTGATTTAGGTAAAGGACTAATGGCCGGTCTTGGCGCGTATGGTGGCGCAGGTTTGGCTGCTGGGTTGTCTAATATGGGGCAAGCATCGCTTCTATCTAATGCAGGGTATACCCCAGAAATAGCGGCGGGTACGCCTTTATCCGAAGCAAGTGCGTTGACCAATAACATGTCTGCCGTAGATAAGTTAGGCGCGGGTGCTAGTTATGCCGCAAGTAATCCCAAAGATGCTTTAGCCGCCCTTGGTAGCGGTAGTTTAATGAAAGGGGCGGGTATTTTAGGTGCCGCGACAGCTCCTATATTGGCAGCAAAAATGGTCAAAACTACGACCCAACCGCCTGCACAAACACCTTCATTGATAAGACCATACACATACACAGCCCGCCCTACTACACCTACAAACATGGTGGGTACACAGTACCGTCCCGGCGAAGACACAAGCGAACGCAACTGGATGACGGGTAACTTTACTGCCCAGACTCCTTACAAAGCGCCCGGTCCCGAGTATGCCGCAGAAGGCGGCGTTATAAAAATGGCGGAGGGTGGTGTACCTGATCTGTACGGCAACTTACAAAAATACGCATACAACCCCTCAACCGTTGGTTTTGACCCATCAGCCGGTTCAGTTAACTATGGCAAATTACCACGCTATAGATTTAATCCAGCTACAGGCCGCTTTGAACTTCTCCCCGCTTCAGTAACGGATTCTTCTACGGCTTCTGATGGCAGTGGTATGGGTGGTGATACTGGTGGCGGTAATGTAAGTAGTTCGGACACAGGTAGCAACGGGGGTGGCGGAAACACAGACAGTAGCAGTTCTTCAAACAGCACGGGCTCCCCAACAGGTTCTACTATGGGTGATATTGGCTACGCCATATCTAACCAATCTATTTCTCCTATGGCAGCAGCGATTGCTTCTGCAATGATGGATGCAATGTCTTCTACCAGCGTAAATTCAGTTAATGCTACAAACGGTATGGACGTAGAAAGTGATGCGGCTACTGCCGCTGGTGCAAGTACAGCCGCTGGCGCTGACGGCCCTGCTGGCGCTGGTTCTACTGGTATGGGTAGCGATACAGGTGGCGAAGGTGCTTCTGCTGGTGCAGCAACTGGCGGGGGTGCAGCCGGTGATAGCGGAGCAACCGGTGGTGGAGGTGGCGGAGCCGCAGGTGATGGTGGCTCTGGCTCTAGCGGTAGCAGTGGTGATGGTGGCTCTGGCTCTGGTTCTGGTGGCGATGGTGGCGGTAGTGGTGGCGACGCTCGTGGGGGTTTTTACCATAACGGTCAATTTAATTACCATCCACACATGGCCTACGGCGGTCTTGCAATGCTTGCAAGTGGTGGACTAGGTTCGCTTGGCGGCTACTCTGATGGTGGTCGTTTATTGCGCGGCCCCGGTGATGGCGTATCTGATTCCATCCCAGCGCAGATTGGTAACCATCAACCCGCACGACTTGCCGATGGTGAGTTTGTAGTACCCGCCCGTATCGTCTCTGAGTTGGGTAACGGTTCGACTGAAGCCGGTGCTAGACAGTTGTACAAGATGATGGACAGAGTTCAAAAAGCCCGCGCAAAAACAACAGGCAAACAGAAACTGGCTAAGAACACTAACGCGGCTAAGTATTTACCCGCATAAGGAAAAGAAATGGCAGATCCAACCCAAACCAATATATCGCAAACCACGATACCCGACTATGCGCGGCCTTATGTAGAAACGCTATTAGGTAAAACGGAAGCGATTACAAGCCAGAACCCTTATCAGGCGTATCCCGGTCAACGCACTGCGGACTTTACTCCGCTTAGCCAACAAGCATTTCAAGGCGCACAAAACTTAGGTCCTGCAAGGCAGATAGGCGCGGCTACAGACTTGGCTGGGTATGCGGGTGCGGGTGCTTTAAATACAAACTATCAGCCGGGTCAGTTTGGACCCCAGCAATTCCAGAACCAAGTAGGCGGGTACATGAACCCCTACTTGCAGATGTCTTTGGCTCCGCAGATTGCTGAAGCCAACCGTGCATATGACATTAGTGGTAACCAAGCAAAAGGCCAATCTGTTGGCGCTGGGGCGTTTGGAGGAAGTAGGCAAGCACTGATGCAAGCCGAGAACGAACGCAATCGCAACATGGGCTTGGCAAACATTATTGGTCAAGGCTACAACAACGCCTACGGACAAGCGGCTAATCAATATCAACAGAATGCACAACTTGGTGAACAGTCTCGCCAGTTTGGCGCGGGTCTTGGATTGCAAGGATTACAAACGGCTTTGCAAAGCGCGGGGGCATTGGGCAATCTTGGTGCTACGCAGTTCGGTCAGCAAGCACAGACTCTTGGTATTCAAGGGCAGATGGGTGTTCAGCAACAGCAACAACAGCAAAACATCCTTAACCAGCAGTATCAAGACTTCCTTGCGCAAAAACAATATCCATATCAACAGTTGTCTTACATGTCTGACATGTTGCGCGGGTTACCTTTGTCCCAAACAACACAGTCTGTGTACTCGAACCCCAGCATGTTGTCTCAAGTGGCGGGTCTTGGTTTAACTGGAGCCGCGGTTGGTAATGCGTTCCCCACTTTGTTTAAAGCTGACGGTGGCGCAATTAAAGACCAGCGCCCAGCAGGTTTGGCTGAGTTAGCAATTCACCAAATGGCATAAGGATTAACATGATTAACGTCCAACAAATCACGTCAAAACTCCGGATGATGCCGGATCAACAACTTCAACAGTACGCCATGCAAAATAAAAACGACCCATATACGGTGTCGTTAGCGTTGTCCGAAGCCAATACCCGCAAACAGGTACGAACCAGCCAACAAGCAAAAACGGCTGGCATGCAACCACCTAAAGTGGTTGACCAAGATATTGCAGGTATGGCCGCAGTTGACCCAATGGGCAACGTCATAGGCGCACTTCCAGAAGATATGGGCATTGGCAAGTTAGCGGCTCCTAACTTAAAGCGCATGGCTGACGGTGGGATTGTTGGTTTTGCAGGCGATGAAGGTAGCGTAACTCGCATGTCTGGCGCTGACTTGTTTGAAAAAGCTTTAAACGAAGAAGGCATTACTGACCCACTACGTAGAGCGTTTGCCAAAGCTGTTCACGGCCAAGAATCTAGTGGTAGAGCAGACGCCCCAACGTCAAATCGTGGTGCTGCTGGTCCAATGCAAGTTAGAGGCGCGGCATGGAAAGACGTGGCCACAGCTGACATGAGTCCTAAAAATCCGTTTGACAATATGCGTGCCGGTATTCGCTATGCCATGAAAGGTTTTGACGCATCTAACGGCAACCCCGTGTTGGCTGGCGCTTACTATTATGGTGGTCCGGGGGGCATGAAAAAGCTTATGGAGGGCAAAGCCGTCAGCGACCCACAAAATCCAAAAGCTCCTACAACTGAAGGTTACGGTAAATCCGTGGCTGAGCGCATGGTAAAGTTTTTGCCTGTTGGGTCTGCCGAAGCGGCGGAAGTACAAAAAATTGTTGGAAACACACAAGCAACGAAACCCGAAGCCGCGTCAGATACAACCGCTACAGAAAACGTACCAACCAGCCAAAGAACCGGCGCAATTATTCCGGCTTCGCAACTGGCAGGCGCTGGCATAGGAGCGTTAGATAAAATTCGCGGACTGTATAACACGTATGGCCCTACTACACGTACGGGGTCTATGTTCCGTAATTTACGTCCAGCAACACAACTGGGTATTGCGGCTGAAGGTGCTGCGGCTACCGCGCTTCCAGTTTCTGCTGTTGGTATGGGAGGCGCAACTCTTGCGCAAGGCGCAGCTAATGCCCTATCTAATGCTACGCCAGAACAATTGGAAATGTTGCAAAACGAGGTTGGAAGCGATACTGGATTAGCCGCCGCTATCATGAATCCCGCTAATCGTGGACCACAGCCAAATCAGATGCCGTACGGGCAACAAATGACAGAACTGGGTAAACGTATTGTTAGCTACCCAACAGGCGAAAAACCAAAAGAAGAAGTACCCGCATCAACAGATCGTTTGTCCCCACAAGTTCCTGATGAACTTAAACGTATTGAATCCGCACAACGTAGCGCTGCTGAAGATGTCCAAGTTAAACCACCAGAACCGGTGGCTGCCGCGCCAGCAACTGGTGAAAAGACCACAAGTGGTGGATTAGCTAGTTTGTTTAAAGACCCAGCGTTCTTGATGGGTATGCGTTTGATGGCAAGCAAGGACCCACGATTCCTTGGGGCTGCAGGCGAAGCCGGTATTGGTACAGTTGGCGATCTTGCTGCGGCAGAAAAAGCGTCAAGCGAATCCGAGTACCGTAAAGCAATGGGTAAATACTACGGCGCTTACGCAGACGCAATCGAACGTGGAGCCAAAGAAAAGAACGAAGTTCAATCGGCGGAAAAAGCTGCACAAGAAGCACTTGATAATTGGTCAAAAAACAATAAAATGGCGTTGTTACAATCTCCGGGTCTGTACGATCAGATGCGAGATAAATACCGTATGGATGCGTATAGCGCCTTCGGTATAAAAATGCCTCAAGCCATAGCACAGCAAGGGGCGCCACGAAATGACCCACTAGGAATCCTAGGTAAAGGCTAGTTATGAAAATTAGTGAAATACGCCAGCAATACCCGCAGTATGACGAGTTAAGCGATAAGGAACTGGCAAATGCACTACATAACAAGTTTTATCCGGAGATGCCAATCTCCGACTTTTACGAGCGTGTTGGATTAGCTAAAGAAGGCCTTGGCGCAGCGCTTAGTAAAGGTGCGGAGTCTTTATTATCCCAAGCCCGCACGGGTGTAAGTTCTTTACTAGGTGCTCCAGAAGAAGCAGGCCGTGAAGGAATAGAACGCGGACGCGACATAAGTTCGCGTTATGCCGAACAGGTGAGTCTTGACAAAGTTATTGACACGTACAAAAAACGTGGCATCTTACCCGCGGCTGGAGAAGCGTTAAGCCAAATCCCTGCCGCTTTAGCAGAACAAGCCCCTAATATTGCCGCTACGGTAGGCAGTGCTCGTGCTGGTGCCGCGCTTGGTTCTTTGGCCGGTCCTGTCGGTGCGGTAGTTGGTGGTGTTGGCGGAGCGTTAGTGCCCTCATTGCTAACCCAGTTTGGTGGAAACGTTGAACGTCAAGTTCAAGAAGGCGCTCCTGTTAGTCGTAGTGCCGCCGCCGCAGCCGCTGTTCCACAAGCCGCGCTTGATGTTGCGGGTACATTTATTCCGCTTGGTGGACGACTAGTCAGTAAGATGACCGGTTTGCCCGAGAAACTGTTGTTGGCAGGAGGCGCTAATGCTGAGAAACTGGCTAACGAAACACTATTAAAAACTTTAACTAAAGGCACCGCCACAGGTTTTGCCGCAGAAATTCCAACAGAAGTTGCCCAACAAATGTTGGAGCGGGCACAAGCAGGTTTGTCATTGTCTAGCCCAGATGCTCTTAAAGAATATGGCGAAACAGCATATCAAGTAGGGTTGTTGGCTCCGTTAGGTGCGGCGGGTAGGACATTTGACAAGGGTGCGGCAAGACAAGAAGTTGCCGCCAAGGAAGCCGAAGAAAAACGTAAGGCTCAACTTGAGCAGATGGGTTTAGACGAAGAAGCGGCAACAAAGAAAGCGGCTGAAGAAGCCGCGGCTGAGGCGCAAAAACAAACCCCCGAGTACGCGGTTGATTTTGGTAAAAAATTTAATGACTTACAAGCGCAGTACACCGCGCTAAAAATGCCAAAGCCCGGTGCTGACGCCACATTTGATCAAAAAGATGCGTATAAAGAAGCCCAAGCTAAACGCAAAGAATTAGGTAAACAACTTGCGGAGATGGCTCCGGAGTATCGCCGCATCAAACCTTTAATAGAACAGCAACGCGTTGCTCAAGAGAACGCCGATAGACAAACACAAATCCAAGCGGACTTGGAGAAGATGAAACAAGCCCCCGGCGTACAGCAAGGGCTTCCCGGTTTTGCTCAAACAGAAACAATTAACCCAGCGCCCCCAATCGAAGAAGATAAGAACGCCAAAGCCTTAGCGTTGTTCCAACAACAAAAAGAAATGCAGGGGTTGTTGGAGGATAACCAGACGCGTCTATCAGAAGCAGCCGCTAAACAAGATTATGACGCTCTTGATCGCACGCTCAATGAGCGTGACATGTTGCAAAAAGAACAAGACAAAGTTACGTCGTTATTAAAAGACACTGGTCATCCAATCGTCCAAGAGCAAGAAGCACAGCGTATTGCCGCTAAGTTAGACAAGGCAAAAGCAGACCTGACCAATATGGCCGGCGAAGGTATTGATCCTGTCAAAGTTAGAAAGAAGCGCGAAGAAATTAAAGCCCTTGAGAAAGCATTGTCCGAGTATGGTGGTGTTCCAACAGGGTTTGCTAAAGAAGATTACCGCCCCGCAGGTGGCGTGTCTGAGAGCAAAAGTTCATTTGGTGCGCGTGTATACAAACCCGGTGCTGAGGCTATTGAAGGACAAGAGCAAGATTTGTTTGCTTTGCGTGATGAGCAAGACAGACAAGCAGCAGCCGATGCAGAACGTAACCGCATGCTGGCCCCAGAGAAGAACGCCCTACAACGTATTGCTGAAAGACCCGCTGGTACAGTAGGACAAGGGCAAGTATCAACACAAGTCGATCAATTAGTAGACACACTGTTTAAGAAAGACACACCTATTTCTGGGCGTGTGGTGCTTGGCGCATCTACAACAAAACTTAACAAGGTTGACGAGATTGATGCGTTAAGGGCACAACTTGCCCACGCAGACATTACAAACAACAAAGTTCGCGCACAAGAAATCCGTAAGCGTTTGGATGATCTGGGTGTGCCTGAGACAGAGACTGGCGGAGACTTAGATATTAAAGATACCGCCCGTGCTGCTGGTATTGAAGGACGCCTGACTCCCGAAGCTATGGCAGCTAACCGCGTGCAACGCGTGATGCAAAAGCAAATTGGTTCATTTGATCGTTTAGCCAACTTTGTTAACAATGTGCGGGAGAGTAACCAAGACGTTTCATCAGAGCGTCAGCAAGCGTTGCGTGATGTAGCCGAACGCGTTAAAGATACTTCTATCGGCATGGCGCTGACTGAAATGCAAGCACGACGTGCTCAAGCCGGTAAGCCCCCACTAACTACGCAGGAGCAAGTAGAAGCTGTCGGTAAGTTAGAACAACTTTATACAGAACTCATTGAGCGCGGTGCTGGGCTGTTTGAAAAGCCTGTAATGGTGGGCGAGAAAGCCCAGATGCGTGCCAACAAGGTTGTGCGGGGTTCTACAGAAGAACTACGCCGTGCGCCATTAGGAAAACGGGTATTTAATAATTTTTCTGCGGCAATTGATTCATTACGCACACAGGTGCGTGACACTATTGATGAAGCGTCTGGCGCACAAGCAACGCCTGTAGAACGTAAAGCTCCGGCAGAACCAAAGCGCGTCGAACCAGATTTGCGTACGCAGTTCCAAGGACAAGAGCGTTCACTTGATGAACAATTTAAAGCCGCGCTGGCTCGTGCCGACGAAGCAGAGACAAAAACGTTAGAAGACTTACAAGCTAAATACAAAAACTTATCCCCCGAAGCACAGGACATGGCGCGGGAGCAGTTGCGTAGAGTTGAGACAGGCCGTGATTTAGATATGCCGCGTCAACTTACCGACGAGTTGGCGGACTTGCGCCAAGCAGGTGTGAGCGACACAGGACAGAACGAACTGTTCCCCGGTGAGTCAGAGAAAGGCGTAACCCGAACCACATCCAAACGCTTCATGAACTTCTTGGATAGCGGTGAGGTACAAAAACTACGCCTTACTATTGCCGAGGAAGCGAAACAAGCAGAGTTCCAAGCCAAGCGTGCCGCAACGATTGCCGCCAAGGTTGAAGATGAAGCCCGTAAAGCCGATGAGTTTGCTAAGAAAGTTGAAGCGGCTAACAACAAGACACCGTTGGAAAAAGCCAGAGCTGCATTTGCTAAGGTAAACGCCGCAGACTCTAATGTACAGATGGCGATCAAGACAGCCGATGCTATACGCAAGCAACGTATGGGGGCTCGTATACGTATTGCCACAATGGTTGAGCAAATTGATTCTTCTCATAGAAAAGCACAAAAACAGTTAGACGAAATTCAAGGTTTGTACGACTACATCGTGCAACAGTTCTTGTTAAAACCAAAAAATACCAAGGTTAGTGTTGGTCTGGACTTCTACGAAAAAGAACTTAAGAAAGCCGAGAAGCGCGTAGCGTCTACGCAAAAGGCTTTAGATGCTGCCAAAGCTACGCAAGAGCGTATTATTAAAGATCAAGCCGACGACACTATTAGCAACTCGTTGGTCAGAGAAGGCGAGAAAGCCGATCGTGAATACCAACGCGCCAAAGACCGCGTAACCGAAGCGCAAGCCGCAGAAGTCAGGGCACAGAACGCATTAGAAAAAGCACGACTTGAGATACCCAAACAGCCTAAAGAACAAACTTTGCGTGAGATGGCGGAAGCCGCTCCTGTCGAACGTGTTACTCGCGGTTACCGCGATACGTCTGACCCTGCTATACAACGCCAAGTTAAAGGCCTGCGCGGGATTATCGGTAAAGACGAAAGCGCTTATACCAAAGCAGTTGAAGCAGACAACATGGAAGCGGCAGAGAAAATTGCAGATCGCATTCAAGGGCACTACGACAAGATCAATGACATACTGAACAACGCCCCATTCAAGAGCATTACGCCAGAGAACGCGGCGGAGACTAAAGCCTTTGAGGAATACGAGCGTGCACAGCAAGCGGCGTTGGAAGCAGACGTTACAAGACTGCGCATGCGTCTTGACTTGCCATCATTGAAGTTGACCGAACGTAAGATGGGCGCTGTGGCACGTACACAGCGCGGCGCGGTTGTATCCACTATCAAAGAGCCAAGCGTAGCGCAACAGGAAAAAGCCGCCGCTAAAGCACAAATGTCTGTGCTGGAGAAGATTGCCAAAGTACGCAACGAGTTACAGACTATTGAGAACCAACTTGAGTACATCAAGAACAATCCGTCTGCAACCAAAGAAGGCAAAGCCAAACAGAAAGCCGCAAAGGCTACGGCTACCCAACGTAAAGCGGACTTGCGCGCAGAACTTAAAGACTTGTCTATAGCGCAAACTGCCGCAGTTACAGAAAGTAAACAGACTAAGAAAGAAAAGAAACAGGTACGCACAGTCGGTAAAGAGATTGTCCGCATGGACACAATGGATGTTGGCACTCCGGTTGGTGAACTTGAGGCTGGCGACACAGATTTAAACAGCCTGTTCCGTACAGCCACACAAGGTGGCACCGGTATGAAGGCGGCAGAGGTTACGCGTCTTGTTGACCGCATCATTGCTGATTGGAAAATTACGCCAGAAGTTGTGGTGGTAGACGACGAGACTGGTTTGCCTCAACGCATCCAAGATCAGGCTGCACGCGATAATAAGACTGGCATGATCCCCGGTCTGTATGACCCAAAGACCAACACCGTGTACATGGTGGCGTCTAACTTGCACACAGGCGAAGATGTAGCGTTGACTATTGCCCACGAGATTGCCGGTCACTTTGGTTTGCGTGAGATGCTAGGCGACAGCTACAACCGCGCCATGAACAACATCTACAACGGCAACGAAACGGTGCGCAACCAAGCCGATGCCAAGATGAAAGCCGAACCTAATTTGAGCCGTGAAGTTGCGGTGGAAGAAGTTTTGGCTGAAATGGCAGAGACTGGCGTCGAGCCGACTCCAGATACACGCAGCGCTTTGCGCCGCATATTCGATACCATTAAGAACTGGTTTAGCCGTACGTTTGGTACCAAGACTGTTAGCGATAACGCTGTACGTCAAATCGTAGCTAACGCTAGACGCTATGTACAAAAAGGCGAAGGCGGTCTAGGCGGCGAAGTTGATACGTCTGGCATCTTATACAGAACAGTTCCTAAGTACGCAAACCCTGATCTTGCGGCGGCGGGTGATATTGCGGACAAACTTGTTGCTAAACAAAAAGGGGTCATTGACACCATACGCGCTAACTCTAGTGGCTTAGCCTTTGAGACGCAGTTAGTTGATCGTTTTGCTGGTTTTGAGCGTTTGTCTAAATTAATGGACTCGCTCAAGGGTTCACAGATGATGTACTACTTGCGCATGTACGACCAACGCATGAATTTTACGGCTCAATCTGTTGGCAACGGCGCTCTGCAAATCGTGGAAAAGAAACGTGCAGACGGCAAGACTGAGTATTTGATTGAAAGCAAGAAAGGGCCAAGCCTCAAAGGCGTAGTGGACATTTTGAAAGATGCTCCCGCTGGTAGTCCAGATGCTGCAAATCGGTTGTTTACCATGTTCTTAGCTGCTAAGCGTGCTGAACGTGTTGGCTTAGATAAACTAAACTTTAATGGTCGTATAACTCAAGCAGACTTGAACAAAGCCATGAAGGCTATTGAAGACACGCCCGGATTAAAAGAAAATTTTGAGCGTGCGCGCATGGAGTACAACGAGTACAACAAGGGACTGATTAGTTTCCTTGCACAGACTGGCGCTATTTCTAAAGAAGTTGCTACGCGTTTGTCTGAGTCCAACGACTACATACCGTTTTATCGTCAGCGTGGGGGTGTAGCTGAATTAATGATTGGTGGTGAAAATCCAATCCGTGTTGGCAGTATTGCTGAACAACCTTATCTAAAAGAATTAGTGGGTGGCGATGAACCAATCATTGATTTCTTAACCAGTTCGGTACAGAACACAAACATCTTGACCGACATGGGCTTGCGCAATATAGCCACGAAGAACGCTGTGTTGGAGTTGGTCAACCTAGACTTGGCAAAGATTAGCAAAGCTAAAGTAGCTGGTCCTGACGTTGTTAAATTTAAAGTAGACGGAGAAGACCGGTTTGCGTTGATTGATACTGACCAAGTTGGTATACCCGCAGACATCTTAGTTAAAGGCATGGAAGGTATTCCTACCCAGATGCCGTTTGCTTTGCGTGTGCTTGGTGCTCCTGCAAGATTATTACGCAAACTTGTTACTGCTACACCGTTATATGCCGCTAAGCAGTTATTTCGTGACTCGTTAGCCGCACCTTTAATTTCTGGCGCAGACTTTACACCTGTTATGGGCGCACTTAAAGAAATAGGTGGCGCTGCCAAGGGCACATTGGAGAGCCGTGGTATCACAGGCGGCCAAGTATTTACTGGAACAAGCGAAGATTTAACAAACATCCTGCGTGACATTACGGCTGGCAAGTCCAACTGGTCTTCACTGGTGTCTAAGTTTGAAGCTATCTCTATGGAAGCGGATGCGTTGACTCGCCGTGCTCAGTACAACAGCTATATCAAACAGGGTTTGTCCGAGATGGAAGCCACGCTGATGTCGTTGGAATCTATGAACTTTAACAAACGTGGCGCATCTCCAAGCATCCATGTTATTAACTCGCTTATCCCGTTCTTTAACTCACAAATTCAAGGCTTGAATGTTTTATACAAAGCGTTGACTGGCAAACTGCCGTTCAACGAGAAACTTAAAATACAAGAGAAGTTAATGACGCGGGGCATGATGTTAGCCGCCGGTACGCTAGCGTACACCGCAATGATGCAAGACGACGAAGCCTATAAGAACGCTACACCAGAACAAAAATACGGCAACTGGTTTATGCGTTTGCCCGGTGTGGATGAGCCTATTCGCATCCCAATACCGTTTGAAATTGGTTACATCTTTAAGGCTTTACCCGAAGCGTTGTACAACACCATGGTAAATGAGCACGGCGGTGAGGAAGCAGTTAAAGCGTTTGGCAGCATTATGCAAAACACAATTCCCGGAGGCTCTTCCTATGGTATACCGCAAGCGTTGCGTCCCGCTATTGAAGCAGGACTTGGCAAATCGTTTTACACAGGGCGCGACATTTTGTCAGCGCATGAAAAGCAACTACTGCCAGAAGATCAGTTCCGTGCTAACACAACCGAAGCCGCTAAACTTGTTGGTAAAGTAGCGGGTGTATCGCCTATTGTGCTAGAGCAATTGGTTCAAGGCTATACCGGTACGATGGGGTTGGCTTTCTTACAAGCCGTAAGCACGGGCGTGCCAAAAAGAGAAGGGCCAGAAGGCGCGTATAAGCGTCTGTCTGAAATGCCTGTTGTCGGTGGAGCGTTCCAACCAAATGACGCTGGTGCCATTATTAACCGTGTGTACGACCGCATGGGGCAGTATAAGCAAGTAGAGGCATCTGTAAATGAAGCCATAAACAAAGGTGATAGAGCCAGAGCGATGGAGCTTATTAACACCCGCGGTAACGAGTATGTAGCAGCAGAAGTTGCAGATATGTACACCTCTACTATGAAGGACTTGACTCAGATGGAGCAAGCTATTAGAGCTTCTAACATGACGCCAGAAGTGCAACGTAAAAAACTCGATGATGTGCGCCAAGCCAAAATTCAGTTTGCTCGTATGGTTGAAAGGGCGTCAGACATTAGGTCTTTACCCCGACTCGGTGAAACCACACCCCGATAAGTTCGTTGCGGATTGAGGGGTAGGCTTTGGCGTCAAGGATACGCAGGCGTACTGCTTGCTTTAATCCTTCTTCGCGCACGGCATCCGTATCAAGGCAGGGGACAAAGAACCCCTGCCCCTTCTCAGTCTGATCCCACGGATAGTGTATTTTTAGCTTCATTGTCCATATCAGAAATTCGACGGCTTATCTTGAGCACTGACACGCGCATCTGGGGGCCTTGAGTCTTAGCAGTCATGTCCTTCTTAGCCATATGCGACACGGTGAACTGCCCTGCCAACTGACGCTTAAAGTCCGCATAACCAAAACTCATTGACGAGCAGTAGGCTTTAAGCAGTTGTTCCTCAATATAGAAGTCTACGTGGTCTGGCGTGAATCCGTGCTCAACGCGACCCATAATTTCTGAACGTGTTGTAGCCTTGTCAACTTCTCCGCCACCGCCAAGTTCTGCCAAGATGCCTGACTCCATGTTGCGGATGACAATAAAGTGTCCATAACTCTCACGCACATAGGAATTCAACACATCTTCCGCGCTACGCACATTGGCCTTGATGTTGCCCCGCATCGAGTGCACCACCTTCTTCAAGCAAGCAATCACAGGCTTGACTGGGATATTCACAACGCCCGCGTCTTTCATAAGCACTGCCGCCATGATGATGGTGCCGATGCCAGCCATCCAGAAACGCTCATCGTTAGTAGCGCCAAACTCTTTGTACATCTGCACGACAGAATCAGGTACATCTTTATGTAGGCGGTCTAAGTTGTCCACCATGTACTGCGACAACATGTGGCCTGCTACTGCGTAGTTGCTATGCAACGACTTGATGACCTCGATCTCGTATGGCTCCCACGCTAACTCTTGGGTCAGGATGAATTCCAGCAAGCGTCGCAACTCGCCCTCAGATGAGTGCTTGCGTCCACCAGTTAAGCCGTCTACGACGTGGGTATTAGATGACATGATCGCGTTGGTCATCCATGTCGACAAGTTGATACGTTCCTTGTTAGCGCCTGACTCCATGCGCTCCTTGCCCCGACCCTCAGTCATATCCAGTAGGAACTCAGGCAACCATTCAAAGTTAGCGCGGTTCTTACTAGTCAACTCATCAGTAATCAAAGGCATGCTGCAAAGCAAACCAAGACGCTGTTGCATGGCAACAGGCGATGTGCTCTTACCCGTGCGGTAGTGGACTGGGTGACCCCAGATGGAAGCGGCGGCTTCTAGCGCAAGCGACTTGCCTGTACCCGACTCAGTCGAACCACAATGGTATGTGATGCCATAGATACCCGTGAAGCGCATCAGCGGAGCGCTTGCTCCAGCCAACATGATTGTTAGGTGCTCCCACATCCCCTTCTTAATAAGCATCTGCACAAATGTGCGCCATGCCTCAATCGTTCCTGTTGGTTTGGTGTTGGAGACAATGTTCTCCAGACCCGGCATCGGCACGCTTACAGGCGGCATACCCTTAGAAAAAATCTTCCCAGCAAAAACGAACGTATCGTTTTCTTGCCAGCCATAGTTTGTAGGCACTCTAACGGGGGCCTTCCCAGTACTTGCTTGTTCCACACTCGCCCTTACATAATCAAATAGGTTCTTGTCGTTGCCCGAACCATAAGAGGCAATTACGTTCTGAAGCGCAAGCGCTTTGACCGTTTCGTCTTTACTCACCACAGCCTTTTGGGACATGGTGACTGTCTCAACACCTTCAGGGCGCATGCAAAGCATGTGCACTGTGTGCTCTCCGTTGTGACGAAGAATGTCCACGACAAACAACTCGTACGGCAAGATCATGATCTGTCGCTTGGTCTTGTTGCCTTGGCTATCCTCGTCTTCTTTCTCCATGAATACACCACCACGCGCACCGTATGCGTATCCTTTAGGTGGGGTAGGGCGAAGTACTTTACGCACTTCTTCATGGAGCGATGGGCTCGTAGTCGGTACATGCACTTCAATCTCTTTAGGGGAGGTATCGAGCATGATCTCGCGTCCAAGCGCCAGTGGGTTTGTTATCTTTCCAAAGTGCTGACAGCCATCACAGATGCCGGGGTTTTCACTATCGAACTTGACACATGGATAGGGACCCTTTATCTCGGCCAGCTTTTGTTGCATACGCTCATGCGTGTAGGGGTGCAGTTCCGTTAACCATATTGTCGCTTTCTCTGCATCCGAACAGGGCTTAGCAATACTCAACCACCCACGCCACAAGGGCTCCATGCCGTCATCACTAGCGTTCTCTGCGTAGTGGCGCAACTGGGCACAGCCTGTACCCGCCTTAGTCTTCTTAAAGATGTTGCCAAACTTAGTCGTGCTGTTCTCGAACAGGGTCACGGCAGTCGTAGACAGGGGCGTGGTGGGGGCGTTGGTTGGGCGTTTGCCGGGCAGAGCCGTCAGTGCAGAGACTGGGGCAATACTCTTTAACTGGCTCACTACGTGAGCTTTCAAATCTTCAAAGTTAAATGTGTCGCCCTCTGCCAGTAACTTGACTGGGCGTGGGGTTTCGTACTTGGCTTTGAAGTTAAACGTCTCAGGTATGCGTAGCACACGAGCGGCGTCCGCCGTCACAGTCATGTCGATGCTGAGTTTTTGTTGCTTGCACAAGCGTTTGAAGTTCTCTGCAAGCGGTTTCCATTCAGCAATCTCTACTGTTTCATTGAACGGCCAGTAACAATGCAGCCCTCCACCAGAGCCAACAATCCACGGCGTGCCAAGTAAGTCCAAGCCAGTCTCGGCAAGGAATGCTTTAAGCGCGTATGCAGCTTGCTTCTTGGTGTCATACCCATCCATATCGATGAACAGCGCTTTGATGAAACGGGCGTTCTCTGCCTTGCGTTTCTTTGCGTCATCGAATGTAGCCAATGCAAAAAATACATCAGCCTTCTGCTCCACCCAAGTGTCAACCTTGGGGTAAAAGTCATCCAAGTTCTCCGAGAATAGATGTTCTTTTTTCTTAGACAGTTCCGCCGTGCAATACGCCCCGTGACCCGGAGACGGCAAAACCACCGCTAGGAATTCAAGCGGGTTCATGAAAGTCCTTGGTTTTGCTTAGTAGAAGAGGCTTAGTTGTTTTTCGTCAATGGGTGGGAACTCATTGGCTGGCGCTAGTGCAGTAAAACGGCGCAACAATTCCTTCTGCCATGTGTCCGGCAATGTGCCGTACATGTCAAGTTCATCCGCTGCAATACGGATTAGTTCTGTGTTACTTAGGTTTTTAGGTTGAATACTTTGCATGTTTCTCTCCAAGCCTCATCGGCTGATTTTGTTTTTTGTAATATTTCAAGAAGGACTTCGGCGCGGTACTCATAAGCGGGGAAGATGTCTTTGCCCAAGAACCAGTTGTAAACTGTTTGGCGTGTAACACCCAATGCTTTTGATATACGCACCACCGAAAAGTCATGGTGGATTGCCCAACGCCCTAGCTGTGTCCCTAAAGACTTAGGCGTCTTCGCAATCTCGTCAATAATTTTTTGTGAATATGGCATGGTTGAAGAGGGGGCACGAAGCCCCCGTTCCTACTTAGTCTTCGTCGTCCCACGCACCGACTACGTCAGCGAGTGACTTCTTGCCGGGCACGGCGCTAGGCTTCTTCTCTTCCTTGCGTACGGTTGGCTCGTCTTCCGCCTCAACCTCAACTGCCTTGGGCTTAGCCTTGGCTTTCGGTGCTGGTGCTGGTGGCTCATCTGCCTCGTCGTCGGCTAACTGAGCAACGCTCTTCTTAGGAGCAAGTCCCTTGATGGCGTCAGCAGGTTTGCTGTCCTGTGAAGACACATTCAACACAACGGCTTTAGCCGCATCGTCTGTCGCGCCTTGATCGGCGGCTTGCGCATACTCCTCATCAGTCAACCAACGCATAGCCTTGAAGTGCAACTTGGGCGCTTCGGCTTTAGTATCAAACTTCATGCGGGTCACGACCATGCTAGGGTCAACTGACTGGGCAACCAACCAACGGGCATACGCTTGGAGTGGGCGGTTCTCGCCGTCTTCCTTGCCAAAGATGGATGTAGCGGGCAAAGCCAACTGCATTACGTCACCTTCAACATTGTTAGCCAAGACAACAGCAAGGCGCTGTTGGTAACGGCAAGCACGGCTTTGTCCAGTACCGGAACCAGCCACGTTTTGTGGACAGCTTGCACAGGTATCAGACTGCGCGTTCTTGGACTTGGCATCTGGCTTGTCGCCATCGTTTGACCAGCAGTCAGGGGCAGAAACTGTTTCACCGTCGTATGCCTTGGCATAGAAGGTGCGTGCCACTTTAGGGGCGGCTTTAACAATCACCACATCAAGGAAGCGCTCGTCGATAGCGGCAACTTCCTTACCACCGGACAAGAGACGGAACACACCGCCCTTGATGGAGATACGCTTGCCAGCGTTGTTAGCACCACCGCCACCCGCTAGGGCTCGTGCTATGTCAGAGAGTTCGCCCGTGCGTGCAAACGCTGGGAGTTGGGCGGGATTAAATACTGCTACGTTACTCATTTAGTTTCTCACTTTGCTGAAGGTTTGCGTACCGATACGTCATACTCTGAATTTGAATTCAGTCCCGGGGGTACGACACCGGGGTTTTCTTCGAGGAACTGCTTCATGTTTGTCTGGGCAATCCGCTTCTCGAACAAGTCGAGTGCATCGTGCTCGGTCACAAACTTCTTGAATGAGTCCCAGTCGGCGGTTGAGTAGCGAGTCTTGACAGACAGGACTACGGTGCCTTGGTCAGTGCGAACGGATGTTACGCCGAGCGCTTGCATTTGCTCTTTCATAGCGTTTGCTACCTCTTCCTGTTGTGCCTTAAGTACTTCGACTTTCGTGTCGTACTCCTTGGTCAGTTCAGAGATTTGGTCGCGCATTCTACGATAGACTTTTGCTAATTTGTCGAGTGGAATTGGTTGGTCACTCATTTTGTTTTCTCCTGATGTTTTGTCTAAGGTTTGACAGTGTACACGAAATTAATTTGTTTGCAAACTCCTTTCAAGATTTAATTTCATTCTCGAACAACTGTGTTAAGAGTGAGTGGTCACTCACTTTGGAAGTCAATGCTTTAAACATCTTCTTCTCTATCGGGCTACCTTCTATGTGAAGAACTGTAACCTTGTCGGAAGTCTGACCTTTCCGGTCAGCGCGGGCAATACACTGGATGTACTGTTCAACAGACATCAGTGGGCCGTAGAAAACAACTGTATCAGCGGCGGTCAATGTGATGCCGTGTGCGGTTGCTTGTGGTTGCATCACGAGGATGCGGGGTTCTGGGTCAGTTTGGAATCGGCGGATGATGTCACCACGCTTGGATGCCGGCACGTCTCCACGAATCATTTCTGCTGGTATGTTTTGTTTGGCAAGGTGTTTGATGATGGCGTCGATACTGCTAGTGAACATAGCAAACACAATTACTTTCCTTGAGGTCTCTGTCAGTATCTCTTCCAGTACCGACAAGCGGGGCGCAGCATCAAACTCAACCACCTCACCGTCGTCGGTGTAAGCAGCACCACATGAAATCTGTAATAGTTTGGAGACACCTGCCGCCGCGTTGACCGCACTGATTGTTTCGCCCGCCGCTTGAATGAGCATACGTTCTTTGAGTAAGTCGTAATACTTTCTTTGTTGCGGTGTCAACATAATCTCGCGGGTCATCGTTATAACAGGTGGTAAATCCAAGCACTCTTCCTTGGTAAAGCGTATAGCGGGTTGAAGCGCTTCGTGCACTTGCTCCGCCGCATTTGCTTTCGGTGCCCACTTAAACAGCGTCACCTTATTCATTACCTGATCCCGCCACGCTGTGTAGAACTTCGGGACTCCGCTTGGGTTTACCAACTTCGCTAAGCCATAAGCATCCGCAGGAGATTGCGATGCTGGCGTGCCAGTCATCATCCACAACAGGGTATCGGGTTTGATGATGGATTGCAGTGATTTCCATCTCCGAGTAGTAACGGTCTTGTACGCGTTTGCCTCATCCACAATAACCAAATCAAACTTGCCGTTGGAATTTATCTCGTCCGCTATAAGGTTCAAGCCCTCGTAGTTGGTGATGACAAAGTCGTATTTTTGTTGAACCATCTCGATGCGACGAGATGCTTGTGGGTGGTGTGCGATGACTGCGCTACGGTGAATGATGCTGGCGTTTAAGTCTTGCATCCACGCTGACTGCATGATGGAGAGCGGGCACAGTATCAAACACCTACGAACCTCACCGCGTTGCATCAGGTAGTCTGCTGCCCATAGCGCCGACAATGTCTTGCCTGTGCCGGGTTCGGAGAACACAAACGCTTTGCGATGTAGTGTGAGGAACGAAGACGTTGTAACTTGGTGCTCCATAGGCTTGTACTTGCCCGGCCAGTTGTAGCGTTTCGTGATGGGGGATGGTACGTTTTTAACGCCCATGTTTTTAAGCACGCGTGCTTCATCCAGTCCCCAGAAGACAGCAACATCCGCAGACCCATCATCGTATTGCTCAACGATCTGACTGCGTGGAATGATGCTGTATTTTTCTGGGGTTCTGGTTCGTAGTAAGAGTGCTTTGTCTTCGATTATTTCCATTTGCTTCTCTGATGTTATTTGTTGTCGCCTTGGTTGGCGCTTCTATTACGTAGTCTTAAGTTACCTGCTGTGGTCTTGCCGCCTTTGCGCAGTGGTGTTTTGTGGTCGATGTCTTTGCTAGAGCGATCAATCTTTTTCTTGTCATACAACTGCCTGGCCTTTTGGCGCTCAAGTTGATCGTCTGTTTCACCTGTTTTCTTTTGTAGTTTGTATGCGTGTTTGTAATCACGTTTGCCATTTACTTGTGTCATGCTAGTGCTCCTTATGAAATTCGCATGATTTAACTGGGCACCATCCGCATAACGGGGTGCGTGTTGGGTTCCACACATCAGCGTCCATCGAGGCCGCTATGCGTCCGACGCGTTCTCTGTATCTCCACCACTCTGCATCGGTTTGGTCAACGGTCATGGCGTGCTTAACCATATCGTTTTTAACTACGAATAGCAAGGCGGATTTGATTTCTCGAATGTGTGGGAAGTTGGCGAAGACCATGAGAGACATGAGTTTGAGTTGCTCACGATCAGGGTATTTGTTGTTGCCCGTCTTGTAGTCAACCACCCATGCAGTCATGTTCTCGTCATCTAGTATCAACAAGTCAGCCACACCCCGAACCCACACGTCCTTATCAAACCAACCTGTGGGCTGTAGGTCTTCGGTTAACGCCATTTGGTACTCGACCAACTTGCGACCGGGCTTAGCCATCAACGCGTCTAGCGTAGTTTTAATGAACTCAAATTGTTGGGGCAACGGCTCCCCTTTACCAACATAATCTTCGGCTGCTTTGTGTAGCTCTTTGCCATACAACACGGCTTCGGTTTCTTTGAAGGGGTACTTCTTAAGAATCTTTACTTCGTGGTAGCGACGAGCGCAGCCTTCATAGTCTTTAAGGGAGCTGTGGCTCCAAACAACTTTAGTCATTGAATTTCGCAGTCTCTATTGCTTTGGTTAATCTCTTGGCAAAACCCGTCACGAATCGCTCATTACGATTTAAGGTGTCATACCCCATGTCGTCAAGTATTGCGTGCACTAACTCATGCCAGAACGTATCGTTTACATCGGTTTGTTTAAATTTCTGGCCTGTCTGTGTGTTGGCTAAACCGATTCGGATTTTTTGTTCAGGGTAGTAAACCTTGCCCATGTAACCTTTCTCGGCCATAGCCTCGACAACTTCCACGCTGTACCATTTATGACCGACTCTAATTTTCTTTGGTATCTGCATGCTTCTCCTATTGTTTTGCTAACCCGTATCTACGGTGCGCGCCACCGTCAGCGTCTAGTGGAATCCTCGGCATATACCGTGGCTCCATAGTCATCTGCGCCAAGACCCAAGTCTTAGCGTCATCAACCTCTGCATCTGGCACAACGGCGATCAACTCGTCATGTACCGTGCCTTTGACTGGATATCTCTTTGCTACGCGGAGCATCCCGTCTGTCATCACGCATCTTGCTACGCCTTGCGTGATGTTGTTTGTTATCTTACCTGCATACAGTTTAGTCGAATCCTGTCCGTATGTCCACTGCGGCCTACCCTTGTCGTCCTTGGTGCGCTTTAAGTCAGGATACAGCAGGCTCATACCAGAGGGCAGAACGATTGCCTCCTTCTTAAACGTCAGGCATTTGTAGGTGTACTCCTTGCCCCCGTACAGGCTCGTCTCAATGAGTTGTCCAAGCATCCCCCAAAAGTCAACCACAGGCGTAGCAGTCGAGCGGTAGATGTCGATGATCTTCTTGGAAGCCACGCAGTGGATGAGCAATTCTTTCTCGCTACAAGTGTGGGGAATCTCCCGCATCTTCTCGACGTTCTCGTCCCAGTCTATGAAACGCTCAACAACTTCCTTCGTGACACCCAGCTTTTTCGCGAAAGCCATGTCGTACCTGACTGGCGGAGCACCAAGGAAGCCAGTAAGGAGTTGGGACGCAAATGAAGCCCAGCCCAAACCGTATCCGCAACCCAAGAGTGCGCTCTTCGCAGACTGCCGTAAATCTGGGTGCGATTCCTTACTAAGTCCGGGTATGTTAAACATCTGCGCACCGAACGCTGCGTAAGGGTCACCTCCTGACCGGAAGATTTCAAGCATCTCTGAGTAATCCGAAAGCCACGCGAGTACTCGCGGTTCAATCTGCGATAAGTCACCAACGACAAGCTGGCTACCTTGGGGAGCCATAACCGCTTTGCGTAAGAATGAACCACGCTTGAGGTTTTGCATGTTGATGGCCGAGCCTTTGGCTGCCGTCCAACGACCCGTCGCCGCACCGTAGTAGGAGAGAGGAACTGGTAAGGCACCGCGTTGACTAATGTCGAGGAATCTCTGAGCCCTTGTGCGCTCGGTGGTAGATTTAACCCGAAGGCGCGCTTCACAAAGGAGGGCAACGTCTTCACGTTCACCGTTGAGTAACGCTTGGAACATCGCATCGTTCTTAGCCAACGCAAGCGTTTGCTTGCCAGTAGTTTTACTGACTTTGGTGGGGACAGCCACCCCAAGCGCGTCAAGTAAGGTCGCAAACTTTGGATTCGACGCGAGCGAAGTTTCCTCCACGCCGAGCCTTTGTAATAATTCATCACGCTTCTCCTTTTCTTCTAGTATGGCATCGGTCAACATATTGGGATCAAGAATTAACATTGGTTGCGTGTACATCTTGAGCGTCATGTCTATGAGTCTTAGCTCCTTCTGTGGATAGGATACAACCAACCGTTTGAATATTTCTTCGCACAGAAACACATCATGTTTGCAGTACTCAGCGAGTTCTCCTTCGAGCGTGGGGTGTAGCTCGTGAACTCCATCAGTTGAATAAACGGCGGTGCCTTTTGCTGGTAGTCCAAAATCCGCTGCGAGTCTGGCGAGACTATTGCCAACTTCCACGCCACGTAAAGCTCGCGCCATTGATAGCGTGTCGAAGATAAAGGCTGGGTGAATATCGTAGACCCACTCACAGATGGATATATCGAACTGTGCGTTATGCGCAAGCACGGCGGTTCGTCCCCAGTCGATTCCAGAAAAGAATTCAGGTAAGTCTCTTCCGCTAACCCATCTAATTGGTTCATCACTCCCGTACTCATGGGCGCATAGTCCAAATGCCTTGAATCGTTGGTCACGTATGTACTCCTCTGTTGTTAGTTTTGATAATGTGTAGTCCTTCTTAGCCCATCGGGTCTCAAAGTCAATCGTTATTATTCTGTCGAATGGTTTCAATTAAACATCTCCTTGGCTGGCGCACCCGCCATGTTCATATCGTTGAAACTACCCGTGACTTGGTTCAGTATGAACGCTGCTTCCATCTCGTTGCAGTTAAGGGTGAAGATACCCGCGTGGCTGTCCTCGTGCCCCAGTACCACGACCCCGTGCATCTTGTCGTCCAAGCAACAGTCAACCAACCCTTTGAAGATCAGGCGCAAGTGATCGCGTTTCTCTTCTGATAGCTGGTCAAGTTTTGTCATGAACTCCAAGGCTTCTTTGGTTTGTCCTAGTGTGTGTCTTGTCGGCTCCATGTTAATAGCTCCTCTATGTTGTGCATATTGTCTTCGTTGATTACAAACGCTAGCCCCTTGGCTGAACGTATCTTGTTGAGTTCGCGTTCTTGTAGAGCGGTCGTTGTATTCTTGCCCGCCTTGCACTCGAAAGCGATGAAGCGTCCGTTAGAGCAAGCAATGATGTCTGGGATACCCGCCCGCCCGAAGCCATTAGCGGCAGGGGAGAAGTGGTATATGTTCAACAGGTCTAGCGTGTTCTTGACTACTTTCTTAACCCGTGCTTCTGGTGTTGTGACCATCGGTTACCTCCATGAGTTTTTGTTTGTAGTGCCACGCTTTGTTTACGTCATCACTACCCTCTTTGTGTCCAGCCCGTAGGCTGTACTTGAGTATGTTACCTTTGAGAAAGCCCACAAACTCTTCGTGCGTAAGCACAGCTTCCATCACAGCCCAAGGCTGTATGGGCATCTCCTTGTAGTGGTTACCACTAACTTGCATGTCATCGGCTGGTGTGGTCATAGTAGTGCTTCTCCGTAGTTGTTGATTCGTTGTTTAGTATTCTCGGTATGTAGTGTTTTTAAAACGCTTGGGGTCGCTCTTTCGAATGGGTTCCAATCGTTTGAGGTTATTCTCGATATGAGTTCTTCTTTCTTCATCAATTGCCTCTTGCGGGACAACGACTTCTTGGGTTGTGAATCGGTGTTCATTTGCACATTCTCTCCTTCTGGTATACCCAAATGTGGGCGATTTCTTGGTTTGTTTTACTAGCGACCATGTGCCACAGGTGGGGCACTTCATTCTTCGCTGCTCAACATAAAAATTGCTACAGCAACTGTGACAACTACCACCCCACCACTACACAGTAGTAAAACTATCCAAGCGATTGTTTCAAGCATTTGATTCCTCCTTAAGTTTCTGTTTCTCTCGTTTTATGTCCATGCAAGGCTTGCATATGTATTGGTGTATACCTGACGCAAACCGCAAATAAGCGCCGTCTTCGTAACTCGATTCTTTTTGGCACTTCCAACACAACTTAGGTTTAGTTTTGGTGTCAACTTTGTGTTGAAAAAATGCGTCGGTTGCAAGTTTGTTTTGTGCAAATACACTGTACTGTCCTTTTCCTTTCATGTGTTCTTCTCCTTGAGTTTTTTCTCTGTTAGTTTTTGCACAACCTCCGCAAAGGTGTACGCTGTTTCTCTTACATCACCTTTATGATTTATAAAAGTTGGTGGTGCAGTAACCAAAACAAACAACCGCTCTTCATCCGTCAGCCCTACCCAAGGCTTTTTGTATTCTTGGATGTCATCGTCATCTTCTGCTTTTAATTCGTACTCTATTTCTATGCGCTTAGTCATGCTTGTCCCCTTTCACAGCATCATGAAGAATGCAAAAGAGCAAAGCAGTTAAAGCCCCAACAAAAAAACCGCCCACAAAATAATTTAATTGGTCTGGTGTCATTTTCTCATCTCCTCATACCATTCAATTCCACCCAGTTTGCAATTCTTTTTATCTTTCAAGTACGCGTGGCTACCTTTGCCAACCCAATAGGTTTGCGGATACGGTTTGACTTTCCTGTTATGGCTACGCACAAACATCTTTGCACGGGGCAACCACCAAAATAAATGTTTACGTTCTCGCATCTTCATGTGTTTTTCTCCCTTCCTGCCATAAAGCCTTTGTCCCATGCCTTTGCCCAAGCAATACACCATAGGTCGTAGTAGCCACGGTTAAGAGGAAAGCCAAAACCCTCCTCTGAAAACATAGCCTTCACATCTTTGCGTTTGATAAACGCTTCCCACGATGCATCCCGCTCTTTGTTCATCAACGGCACATCATCAAACAGTCCTTCGCTCATGTGTTCTTCTCCAACCTAGCCAGTCGGTCACCCAACTCGCGTATCAGCATCCTTGCGATTGCTAGCTCTTCCATAAGCTCAGAAACTGTAACCTTCCGATGAGTCTCTTCTGGCACTTCATACACGGCGGGCTTACTTATCTTTTCCTCGCGTGTGGTTTTGCGCATTTTTGTCCCGATCGGGGCATTTTTTATCACTTCAGAGTGTTTTTGTGCATTTATGACCTGATCGGGATATTTTTCGGGCTCTTCAGCAGGCCAACAACGGATGTGCCACTGCTCACCATATTCTTTAATTATCTGTACTGGATAACCTTTACTAATTATCCATTCGCTTAATTGACCATCGGTATCAGGGTCATAGATAGCAGGAAAGCCAAACTTCCAGCCCTCAGGTGGGTCAACCCATATTTTTTTCGACTTGATACTTAAATCTTGCGACTTGATACTTAAATCGTTGTCCGTTACGGCGGTCATTTTGGGCAATTTAGGTGTGTTTTGTCCATCATGGCGGGCAAATTGCGCGAGTGTGTCGCTAGTTGTTTCTTTCATGCGTTCCTCTCCTTGAGCCACTTCTCTGCCCAGCGTGCGCCTTCCATGAAGTCGAGGTTATTTACCTGACCGACAGGCATATCGCCCCAGTTCAACCCCTGCCAAGGTTGTTTGTATGTTTGTATATCGTCATCGTCTTCCATCATCTCGATGGCCATTTGTTTCATCTTGCCCATGTTTAACCTCCAAAGATTTGTTTGAGTGCGTCATACAACGCACGGGCTTGCACAACAGAGAGTTTGTTTAGTAAGTCGTTCGGGTCAAAGTCTGCGTTCAAGAATACCAGTGCTGCTTTGCGCACGGCTTCTTCTTTCGGGGCAATAGCGGCAATGCCCGCGTCTTGCGGAGCATTCTGTGGTTGCGGGCGCTTGGTTATTTTTACTACCTTAGCGGTGGGTTTCTCCGTTTTGAACGCTGATGCCGCTTTCAGTGGCTGATACTCAGGCACTATCGCCACCAAACGCTTTGTATATATGTCCTTCGTAACCATGCCTTGCTTGGACATCTGAGCACAGATGGATGTGACTGAGCCTTCCTTGAACCCGCGTTGCTCTAAGGCTTGCGCCACCTCTGCGGTGGTCTTGTTGGGGTTGTCTCTGATGTAGTTGAAAGTCTCGCGTGTCACATTGTTAGTGGCTTTAAATAGTTGTTTGCCCACGGGCTTCTCCTGTTGTTGTGTGATTTGTTTTTGTTCGTCTTGTTCCCATTGATTAAGAACTGTTGATAGTGCAGTTTTCATATCTGGCATGATGCCTCTCCTTGTGTGTTAAGCATATCTCGAATCTCACTTTCTGTCAAACGATAGACAAGTTAGTGGCTACTCTCCTCGATAGCGTCTTCAATCATGTGCCCTGCAATCTCAAACCAATTCACATCGGATAAGAACGCAAGTGCGTATGACACAGCGATGTTGTTCTCGCCACCTCCCGCCTCGTAGATGTAGTCCTCCACATAGTTTTGTAGTGCAAGCGATAACTCATACGGGTCTATGAGTTCAGCGTCAGCAGACGCACCTTGATCGAACGGAAAATCCGACAGTTGATGCCCATCAAAAATCTCTAGGTTCACACGCCATGTGGCGTAGTTAGTCCATCCGTTGTATGTCTTGTCTGTCATGCTGTTTCTCCAAAATCTAAATCAACGCTTAAGAAATACAACGAGCGTCCATCTTTCAATTCAACATAGCAAAACGGATGCTCGTCAGGATGCGCGGGGTCATCACCATATGTCGCACCTTGCAGTTCTTCTGCGCCAATATAAACAACATCGACTTGCGTGTCGTAGTCCTTAAAAGATTTAGATGCGGGCACAGCCAAGCCTTCTTCGGCAAGGTCATCTCTCATGCGTATTGCGTTACTAAAAGGCTTTGCTCCTTCCACTATTGGCGCAACGATTTGAAAAATCATGTCGATGATTCCCCCGTCTGATACTTCTTCCGCAGGGGGCGTTGTATCAGAGTGAATCAGTTTGTATATCTCTTTGATTGCTTGTTCGTTTGTCATTTCACTTCTCCTTCGTCATTGAACATTGAATACTCATCTGGGTCTCGCTCTCGGAGTTCTTCCAGCTCTTGTATGTATCGGTTGATTTCTTCACGCAAATACTCAGGCAAGCCCTCATACATTGCTTCGTGCTCGCCATCACTCCATTGAAAAGCCAATAGGCATTTAGTTATCTTCATACTGTTTCCTTTCGTGGTTTTAACTCTGTTACATAGAACCCACTTACATCGAAGTTGTCGCTCCCCCATTGATACGCTTCTTCTATTGTGTCGAATACACCATAGAAAGTGTGACCCTTTAGCAAGTCACCATTACAAACTATCCACATACTCATTCTCCTTGTTTTATCTGTGTAATCATGCGCCACAACTCCTGGTCTACGCTATCCATAGAGTCATACGCACCCCAGTCCTCGTCCCATATAGCAAGAAACTCGGCACACTCACCCGACACCTCTTCGGCTAGGGCTAGGTCTACCTTGTTGTCTTGCGCTTGCATACTCAAGTCATATGCGCGTCCAATCATCTCAATCAATCGTTTCATACTTCTTCTCCTTCAGGGTAATTTTCGCTATCAAACTTTAGTAGTTGGCTTGCAAGGTCTTCTAGTTTGGAATCGTACGAGTTATCCATAATCCAATCAATAAGATACGCAATTTCTGAGTCATTGAACCACTCGCGTAGTCTTTCGTTTTGTCTATGCGTTAGCGCCATTTGTTTCTCCTGTATAAATATGCTTACTGAAAATTGTTTGCTCTTCTGAGTATTCAAAATACTCCCCTTTTGTCATGTCATACACGACCACACTCATGTGGTCTGGCTTATCTTCCCAATCAAAGAAGTTAATGTCATAGTCATCTGTGCCATACCACCAGTCCCCGTCTCGCAAGATGGCTTCTCTGTTAAGTTCAAAAAGTAAGTCGCACATACGCGACAAGCGGTCTTCTTTCGTAGGTATCTCCTCATCGGTTATGACAATGGTTCGCAAGCCCGATGCTTGCATCCCTGCTAATAATTCATTTATGTCTAAGTCACTCATTTGTTTTCTCCTTATTTACCAGTCGGCAAAACTAATTACACAATCATCCACCCAACATGAGTTAGCGTCGAACGCTATACCCATCGTCTCGCACGCCTCGGCTATCTCTTGCACCTTCTGCGTGGCTTCAGGACTGTTGGGGTCTTTGATGTTCTCGAACTCGAACGATACGATTACTTTCATTTGTTTTCTCCTAAAGTTTTAAGTATGTTTAATTGAATGCGTTTTAGTTCAGCATCTGATATATCTAGTTCTTCTGCTATCTCATCAAACACCATAGCCAAACCTACCCTTGCTATCTCAAGCACTGTTGTTAAATCTTCCATTTGCTTTCTCCTTTCATGGCATGGTTGCTATGCACAACCAATAGTTATACAAATCCCAGTCATCAATAAATACCGATTGCAATTCGTGCCACGGTGCTATACCTTCATTCATTGCATTTTTCATTTACTTCTCCTTTGGTTTAAAAAATGCGGGGAGAAACCTCCCCGCGACTAACACTGGTTGTTACAGCATGGCTGGCAACAGAGGGCGGGTAGGCTCTTCCATCTTGGCATACCAATCTATATAGAAGCACATCACCTCCGCCACGAGAGACGCCGACTTACCATCACGCACGAAGTCATGCAACGCAGCGAGGTCACAGTCAAGCAGCGCTTTGTAGATGTCTTGCTCATAACTTGGTAAGTCTTTGATGGTTGTGTGTCGTGTGGCTACAGGCGACATCTCGCCGAAGATAGTGTTGATGAATGTGATAGGGAATGTCTCAAGGTAAGACTCCACTGTATCGACATCGCACTCGCTGAGTGCACCACACATATCGTCCATAGTCACAGCGTCTTCATAGTCATCGTCCTTCCAATCTGCGCTGTGTGCGGATGCACGCAAGGGCTTGCTCGCCCATGAGTTGTTCCATGCTTCCATCTCATACTCGTCGTCGTCCATGTAGTTGTTGAATGCCTTGTTGTAGTTGGCATAGTTGTAATGCTTGGTGGACGTGTAGTAGTTGGGTATGAGAGTCGCGGGCTTCCACGCATAGGTGTTGCTGAACCATAGCCCATCGTGCTCGATGCCTTGGTCATAGTTGACATGAGACATACGCCCCTCACCATCCATGAACACGAAGCGGTTGTCACCGATGAAGTCAGCGAGCATAGTCAAGAAGCCCTTGGTATGCACGAGATTGGGTGCGTCATGCACCGCCTCCTTGAGATAGTCATTGATGAAGTGCCATGTGTCGGACTTGGTCTTGTCAGCGTCATTGCCTGTATGCAACACGCCGTTGTGCATCATCGCCACATAGCCAGTAACGACATCGTATGGATGGCAGTTGATTAAGTCGGTGTCGCCATGCGTAGTCCAACGGAAGTGGATAGCAATCTCGCGGTCATCTGTGGGTAACTTGGTGATGAACGCATTGGCATCGTTGATGTTCTTAGGCAATGTCTTGACGACCTTGAGCCCCTTGGCTGTTGAATACATGATGCCGATGCCATCGGGGTTGGATGAATAAATCTCGTTGAGCATACCCTTGGTGTTGAGTAATGTTGAACGAACTTTGGATGACTGACCTGTAATGATTAAACACATATTAAATACTCCTGATGATTGTAAAAATTAAACTGACTCAACTGTGTCACGACATTGCGACTCAGCAGTAACCTTGGTGTTGCGACGACGCACGCCATACCAATCGGCAAGGTTGGGATACAGACTCGATACAGTCTTGAGCCACTTGACGAAGCTGACTTGGTTCAAGTCACGCCACGATGCGACACGACAGAAGTTGACACACGCATGAGTGAACTCAATCTGCGCCAACATACGAGGCTTGTTGAGAGACGCACGGAAGATACGCAACTCGACAGTGTCATACTTGCCCTCGTATGCGGACATACCAGTCAGACGCTTGGACTCCTTGCAACCGAGGTTCTGTAGATTGACCATGCGATAGCGTTCATGCGACTTGTCCTTGACTGCCTTCTTGGGGTTGACGAGGATGGACTGATGCTCAGACGCACAGTAACTACGGGCTTGGTCATCGGTGTTGGGATGGCGACCTGCAATCTTGCGTATGAACTCGACATTGCTCTCGCTGTTGATAAGCATAAGAAACTTGCCGAGAGTCATCTGCGTGAACGCATGAGAGTCGATGTGCACATGAAGACCGCAACGCTTGGTATCCCACGCACGATAGCTCGAGTCAACCTCCCAACTCTTGAAGCGTTTGATGTGCTCGGCAAGACCACGGGGCGCAGTCACAATCTCCAAGCCATACGAGCCAAGCGAGCCGTCTGACTTACACACGCAATACTCCTCACCGAGTTGGCTACGCACATCGGACACCGCAGCATTGACTGAGCAACCCTCCTTGGTCTCCATCTCGAACTCAATACCCATGAGGAACTCGCCATGCGGAGAAGAGTTGATGGTGGTGTCCTTGGATAAGAAGTTGAGCACATTGGTGCTGTAAGACATGAGCATATCGCTGTCTTGGTCGCTGTCGTCATCATCGTCATACTCGTCTTCTTCCTCATACGAGTAGTAACAGCCATCGCTCTCGTGGTAATACGCATCGTCTCGTGACCAATACTCGTCACGATTCTCAACATACACAGCGTCCTCAGAGAAGCAGTTGTCACACCATGTGTCAGAGTTACGACGCCCAACCTCATGCGTGTTGTCGTTGTGTTCAAGATGCCCGCAGTCGCAGTGCGTGATGTCTAGTTCAAGCACCTCACTAATCTTCTGATACAACGCTATGTTGTCGACACCTGAGCCAGTGCACTCGTTCATGATGAACTCAGCGACTGGGCTAGTATCGCCATCGTGAACCGCTTGAGCAACTAACTTGCCGAGGTCAGCATATAACTGACGCACCTGTTTGTATTTGTTGGGATACACAGAACAGCCACGCCATTGGAAATACCCCTGCTTGGTATCGGTGCTGTAATACTCGTTGACCAAGCGTGAGTAGACTCTGTTTTGACTAACGGTATCGGACACCATGTAGAACGAATTAAGCATCTCTCGATACATCACACGCCCAAAGGTCTTGATGATTTTGCGTTGATACGCAGTCATCGGTGCTATGTGCACCTCAGTTACATCGTCAATAATATTGAGGACATCTTCGATATGCCGAGCACCAAGAATGGCACGAGAGCGTGTCTCATAGTTACGAGAGTAACGAGAGGTTGCGAACATAGCCTCACTGAACACACTGTGCTGAACACCTGCAAAGATACGAGCGACTGCATACTTAGTGCCGATTTGACCAACGATTGCACGCGAAAAGTTTGAATTGACATCACGATAAGTGACAAAGAATAATTTCATTTTGATTCTCCTGATTGAATGAATGGGGAGATTCCTCCCCGATGAATGGGATACGCTAGTCCCTTGGTTATGTGCCTTGGTAATCTCCTTCTTCTAAAGTTACATAGTCGGGCGTGTCTTGACGCTCGAGCACAAAGGTGTGCCACATACCTAAATGCGGAACAAGTAACGCCGACACTTGCTTTACCAATGCGTCAAACGCTTGGTCACTCATACGCCCCTCGTTGTTGTTGAGCGTAGATACGATGGCAAAGTCGCCGTTGTCTTTATAGAAACCGATTGATACTGTTCTCATGCTTCTTCCTTTGGTGGTGTGTTGAAACTGTTCTTGGTGTTGACACCGAACTCGTCGTATGTCTCTTCTTCCTCTTCTATCTCCACTACTACATCATCGACATAGCAAGCATCCGCACCCAACTCGTGTTGCAGAATCAGACACTCATCGGTGATGCTGTCTGTGATGTTGCTGGCTTTCTCACTATCGGCATCGTTGATGCCATTGAACTCAAGAACTACGATTACTCTTAACATTTCATTTCTCCTGATGTGGGCTACTAACGGGATGGTGCACGGCATAGCCCAACGAAACTGCCGAACACTTTTGGGGAGAAATCTCCCCGAAATCTACAAACATTGGTCATTTAAAGAAGCCATGCCATGTTGTTGGCAAGGCTTCGCCCTCCGCACTAGCGTCTACCCATGCGAGGGCTTGCGTTATCTTGGTGATGGTGGACGCCCGCCCCTCGGTGTAGTCCACTGTTTGCTTGCGTTGCTCGTTGACAAGTTCCTTCTCGGTGCGTTGTCTAAGCCTTGACTTGAGTTGTGCGTGTAGTGCCTTGGGTATCTTGCGCTCGAATGGGACTTTCACCTTCTGCCCTTGTTTGGGTATCGCATCGAACAGTTCGAGCACGGCATCTTTGACCTCACGCTTAACCCAGTCAGACCAATGCACACCATTGTTGGGATACTGCTTGTCCTTGGCTACCTCACTTGGCATGGTTGCGCCATCTTGCGACAGTTTGTGTAGTCGCTCGTGTAATTTCCCAAGCACCAAAAGATACCCATTGAGCGCATCATTTCTCAGGGTTTCGCCATTTTTGTAGGCAACCATTCGCCGAACCAAACGCATTTCGTATTCAAGGGGTTGGCGTAGTTCTGCCCAAAGGCGTGTGTGCTGATTCTTCTGCGACTTGATGGAGCGCAAGCGTTGCTTCTCATTTCTCACGCTTTCGATGATTTCTTGTTTGATGTGTGATGGTAGGTCTTGCGTTGATAAATCTGTCATCACTTGATTGAGCGTGAGTTTTATGTATTTGGGGTATGCGAAAGTCATGTTATTTCTCCAGAGAAATTAGAAATTATATCCTACCTATCCGTTATTTCTTACACTATCCAAGAGTTGCGACACTCGGTAGCCCGCATGAGCCTTGACGATGGAGCAAAAGTGTCCGTGGTATCTATCCAAAATTGTGGAGACACTAACCAAAGCATACAAAGGTGTATAAAAACCTGCGAAATTACAAGCAAGAAAATATGCACATATATAAATACTCCCCTCCTTATATATATAAATAAATAAATAGATATATATATAGGACGGTTTTGTCGGAACGCCAGCATTGACGCCACGAATTCGGTGTCCGAACTTTTGGATAGTGTGCGAAATTACGGATAGGTATTTTTTTAAATGTAATTTCGCAGTAGAAATAACAAATGGGGAGGAATCTCCCCGATATTTACCAAGCAAGGGGCTGTTGAACCATGCTTACGCCTTGTTGGGCTACCCATTTGTTGCGTGCGTCTTCGCTTGTGAAGACTAAGCCCTTGCCACCTATGAAGCCAGCACAGTGGAGGACATACTCACGCCACTTCTTATCGTGTGGCTTGCTTGGGTAGTAGTCTTGGACTACGAGTGTGCCCTTGGGTGTAGGAATGTTGGCTACTGTCTTGAGTTGTTGGAATTTACGCATGATGATTACTCCTTGAATGAACTGACGATGAACATGATTTGAAGACCGAGAACAAAGGGTGAAGCGACACACAAGAACATGGAGAGATACCCGCCTTGGTCTTGTAGTGCAAAGATGCCCACGAGAGTGGATAGCACGAGCATTTGCGCCAGTGCCATGTGAGAGATGATGACTGCTGCTTTCATGATTTTCTCCTGATGAAAAGGGCAAGATTGCCCCGCAAACCTAGCACGCTAGGCTTGCAGAATCTCCTACCGAAGACGATACATCTTGCGCTCGAAGCGCAGAGAGTAGTAAGTGCTTGCCCATTCCCAAACAGAGACAGGGCGTGTGTTTAGAGTGCGTTTGATGTGGCGTAGTTTCATTTGTTTCTCCAGTATTGTTGAGCGTTGCGGGCTTCGGCACGAGTGCAGAAGTTGTCGGGCATGGTTTCCCAGTTACCCAAGAAGTGGATTTGAACCTTCCAAAATGCGCCAAGGCGCAAGACTTTGCTTTTGTAATACATGATGAACTCCAAAGGTTAGACACAAAAAGAAACGGCGGTGAAGACTCGCGCCCGCACCGCCATGAACAATCGGGGAGAAATCTCCCCAATCAAACTTCCAAAGTAGCCAAGTAAGCACGAAGCATCTTGACTTGCTCCGCAAGTGTCTCGGCTTCAAAGGAAGCCAAAGCGTTGTCAACGGCGTGGCGTTGCTCGACTGTGAAGTGTTGCTTGCCACTCGATGCTTTCTTAGCGGGCATCGGCTTGCCACGATTGACCAAGTGATAGCGTGCCTTTTGACCCGCACTGTTGACAATGCGTTCTTGCTCCTTGGTGCGTGCTGTGCGTGTCTTGGCGATGATGCCCTCGACAGTCTTGATACCCTTGGCATCAGTCTCATCAAAGCCCATGTTGCCAAGCGTGTAGTTGAACACGGCACGAGAGAACAAGTCCTTTTGTTGTTCGGGCGTAGCCTTGGTGTAGGCATCGTGCAAAGGCTTGCTCGCTTCGAGCGTAAGGCGGTCAGAGCCACCGAGTTTGTGGAAAAAAGTATTGTGTGAAACTAGCATGATTAACTCCTGATTGAATGAATGATAGAAATACAAATGGGGAGAAACCTCCCCATCTATCGGCTAGAGCGAATCCCCAACCGATGCACCGATTATAGCATGACGGAGTATTTGGTATTACTCAGGGACACAATCTGTATCCTTTAGACCCCACCCTACCCCCATCACCCCTTATACGATGCCGTCATTGGCATGGACATGAACACTGTTTCGTAACCACATTTCACTTTTCTGTAGTACTAAATACCGCACCCCATAAATTTTATAAAAAATCCAGCAATACCCTGTCTAACTCTAGACACCCCTAGATAAAAAAAGCCCCCGGTGTTTCCACAGGGGGCTTAAGATGGTTTCATCCATCAGGAGAAGCAAATGCGCAACTGCTTGCACACCTACTAGAAAGTAGTATACTTCAGCCCAATCGGGAACGCAACCCGCAAACCTTTAGGTGTAAATGCTCGAACATTTGATTGATTTTGAACCCCCTGTGCAAGAGCACAAGGCGAAGGCGGCCATCCCTCTGGATAAAGTTTCTCCGGAGCAAACACTCAATGCCCAAGTAAATACCACGGCATGGCTAGAGAAGCTAGGCGTAGACGACGATGACAAGGCGCTCAAGGAAGCCAACGCCAAAGCAGCGCAAAAAGTATTTACTGCACTTTCAACTAATACGCCTGTTGCAGAAACAAAACACCAACTCACCCAAATAAAGACCCCAGAGGCAGTAAGGCATTTAGTAGCGATGCTGGCTGCGTATGACTGGGAGTTTGTTGAACAAGCTAAACATTTACGCGGTATGGCGGTAGCCAAAATTCTGGAGGAGACAAATCACCCAGACGCCAGAGTGAGACTTAAAGCATTAGACATGCTGGGACGCATCACGGAAGTGGCACTGTTTACGGAACGGGTGGAGATTAAGAAGGCGGACATGTCAGACTCAGAGATTGACAAAAAGATCAAGGAAAAGCTAAACAAGTTCATGGGAGTAGTCGACGTAGAAGATGTAAAGCAGGTCGAAGATGTAAAGCAAGTGGATGAAGTAAATACGCATGACAGCCAAGCTGAACCTAAGCCCGAGTGAAATAAAAGCACTCCAACTAGCGCTGCCTAACATGACAGTGCAGGAAAAGATTGAGCTTATGGACATGCTTGAGGAGCGCGAACGCCGCTCCTCTCTCTATAACGCCAGAGAAGACATATTAGATTTTGCCAAGCATGTGTATCCGGGCTTTAAGGTTGGACCGCAACACAAGAAGTTAGCCAAAATATTTGAAGATGTGATTGAAGGCAAGAAAAAGCGTGTGATTATTAATATTGCACCGCGTATGGGTAAGTCTGAGTTCTCTAGTTACTTGTTTCCAGCATACTTCCTAGGTAAATACCCTAATAAGAAGATTATCATGGGTACGCACACCGCAGGTTTGTCTGAAGACTTTGGACGTAGAGTTCGTAACTTGATCGACACGGAGGAGTATCGTGAAATCTTCCCCTCAACGCATGTGGCTGACGACCAAAAAGCCGCTGGAAAATGGTCTACCTCTGCCGGCGGACAGTACTACGCGGCAGGTGTCGGCGGAGCGCTTGCTGGGCGCGGCGCTGATCTATTCGTTATTGATGACCCGCATTCGGAACAAGACGTTAAAGTAAACAGCCGTCTAGCATTTGACACAGCTTGGTCTTGGTTTCAAACAGGCCCTTTGCAGCGTTTGATGCCAGGTGGTGCAATCATCGTAATCATGACCCGTTGGTCGCTTCTTGACCTTACAGGACGCCTAATTGACTACCAGACTAAGAATCCTGAGTCCGTACCGTGGGAAATCGTTGAGTTACCCGCCATATTGAACGAGGGCACGGACAACGAGAAGTCGTTATGGCCAGAACAATGGGCACTCCAAGCGTTAAAGGCTACCAAAGCCAGTATTGACCCCCGATATTGGAACGCGCAGTACATGCAGCAGCCCACTTCGGACAACAGCGCGGTTATTTCTCGCAAAATGTGGCGTATATGGGAGTCAGATGAGCCGCCAGTATGTGATTATGTAATTCAGTCATGGGATACGGCGCACGAAGTCAAGACAAACTCGGACTATTCGGCATGCACAACGTGGGGGGTGTTCTACAACGAGGAAGAAGGGCACAAAGCGCAGATTATTTTGCTCGATGCGTTTAAAGACAGGATGACATTCCCAGAGTTAAAGGCTACAGCGCTCAAGCATTACAGAGAATGGGAGCCTGATGCGTTTATTGTGGAGAAGAAGTCTGCGGGAGCGCCACTTATACAAGAGTTTAGAGCGATGGGTATCCCTGCGTGGGAGACAAACCCTAGCCGTGGCAACGACAAAATGGTACGATTGAACGCGATTGCGGATTTATTTGCGTCAGGCATGGTATGGGCACCGGATACGCGCTGGGCGCGTGAAGTGATTGAGGAAGTTGCGGCGTTCCCAGTTGGAGAGCATGACGACTTCGTGGATACTACATCCCAAGCACTGATGCGGTTCAGACAAGGCGGGTTCATATCGTTAGACACAGACGAGAAAGATGAACCAATAATTTTTAAACGTAAGCAACACGCTTACTACTGAGGACCAACATGGCAACCAATATCGACAAAGCGCTATACACACAACCACAAGGTATTGAGGACTTGGCGCAAGACCAGCCAAATGATTTCGAGATTGAGATCATTGATCCCGAAGAAGTCAACATCCATGCAGGTGATCTGGACATCAGCATTAAGCCGGGCGAGGAAGATGGAGAAGACTTTAACGCTAACTTGGCGGAAGAGATGGATGAGAGCGCGATGGATTCGTTTGCTAGCGAGTTGGTTGGCGATATTGAAAACGACAAGAACTCCCGCAAGGACTGGGAGAAAGCCTACACACAGGGCTTGAAGTTGCTTGGCCTCCAGTATGAAGAGCGTACAGAACCTTGGAACGGCGCGTCAGGCGTGTTCCATCCAATGATTACAGAAGCTGTGGTACGCTTCCAGAGCGAGACAATCACGGAGATGTTCCCTGCGCAGGGACCGGTACGTACCAAAATTATTGGTAAAGAAACGCCAGAGAAAAAAGAAGCCGCGCAACGTGTTGAAAACGACATGAACTACGAACTGACTGAGGTCATGAAGGAGTTCCGCCCAGAACAAGAACGCATGTTGTGGAGTTTGCCAGCCACAGGTTCAGCCTTTAAGAAGGTCTACGATGATCCCAACTTGGGACGTCAGGTCTCGATGTTTATCCCAGCAGAAGACATCATCTTGCCGTATGGCGCGACAGATATGGATAGTTGCTACCGCGTGACGCACGTCATGCGTAAGACCAAAAACGAAATATTAAAACTGCAACAAGTCGGGTTCTACCGCGAAATGGATTTGCCTGACCCCATGCAGGCTTCGCAAGACGACATCAAAAAAGCCAAAGATAAAGAAACGGGATTTTCTGACTTAAACGACGACCGTTATGTGTTGTATGAAGTGCATGCTGACTTGGATATCAAGGGGTACGAAGACAAAGATGAAGACGGGGAAGAAACGGGCATAGCACTACCATACGTAGTTACCCTAATAAAAGGCACAAACGAAGTACTAGCCATCCGACGCAATTGGAAACAAGAAGATGACCTACGACTCAAGCGCCAGCACTTTGTGCACTACCAATACATTCCCGGCTTTGGAGCCTACGGCTTCGGACTCTTCCACCTTATCGGTGGGTTTGCTAAATCAGCCACAAGCATCATGCGGCAGTTGGTTGACGCAGGCACGTTGTCTAACCTCCCCGGTGGGCTTAAATCTCGTGGACTTCGCATTAAGGGTGATGACACACCGATCGCCCCCGGCGAGTTCCGCGATGTAGATATTGGTTCAGGCGCACTGCGCGAGAATATCCTCCCCCTTCCCTATAAGGAACCGTCGGCGGTACTGGCTGGACTCCTCGACAAAATCGTGGAAGAAGGCCGGCGCTTTGCGGCTACAGCGGATATGAAAGTGTCCGACATGTCGGCACAGGCTCCTGTGGGCACCACGTTGGCTCTCCTAGAGCGCCAGCTAAAGGTGATGACGGCTGTTCAAGCCCGTTTGCACTACACATTCAAACAAGAACTAGGGCTCCTTGCAACCATCATCCGCGACAATACCGACCCAGACTACGACTATGACCCAGACTCTGGTAGCCGCTCTGCTAAACAAGGCGACTATTCGTACGTAGACATTATTCCTGTGAGCGACCCCAACGCGGCAACTATGAGCCAGCGGGTTGTGCAGTACCAAGCGGTCATTCAGATGGCGCAGATGGCTCCGGACATTTATGACTTACCGCAGTTACATCGCAGGATGCTTGAGGTTCTGGGCATTAAAAACCCAGATAAGTTAATACCACTGCCAGACGACGAGAAGCCCAAAGACCCCGTGTCCGAAAACATGGCGTTGTTAAAAGGTAGTGCGGCTAAAGCGTTCTTGTTCCAAGACCATGAGGCGCATATTAAAGTGCACATGTCCCTGTTACAAGACCCGATCGTGCAACAGTTGGTAGGACAAAGTCCAAACGCCGCAAGAATCCAAGCCGCTATCATGGCGCACGTTACGGAGCACGTTGGTTACGCATACCGCCAAAAGATCGAGCAGCAGTTGGGTATGCCACTGCCCCCAGAAGACGAGAAGTTGCCACCAGAGATTGAGTTGGCCTTGTCAGGCATGATGGCGCAAGCCGCACAACAAGTGCTTCAGCAAAGCCAAGGCCAAGCCGCACAGATGCAAGCCCAACAAAATGCACAAGACCCAGTGCTACAAATGCAACAACAAGAGTTGCAGGTCAGACAACAAGAAGTGCAAATTAAAGCGCAAAAAGCCCAAGCTGACGCACAGCTTGCACAAGCACGCCTCATGTTAGATGAGAAGAAAGTAAGCGGAGAACAGCAAATCGCAGGCTTGAAAGTTGGCGCACAAATTAAAGACAGCCAAGCCAAACAAGCGGCGCAACAAGAGCAAGAGGGGCTACGTTTAGGAATAGATGTAGCCAAACACAGGGCAGAAATGCAAAACCAAACTAGGGGTAAAACTAACAAATGATCCAAGACTTCGCACGCGTATTGCGCGAAAAAATACGTACTGATATGAACAACTACGCAGATGACCTAGCCGCAGGTACTTGCCAGTCGTTTGAACAATATCAAAAACTCTGTGGGGTGATTCATGGTCTAGCCATCGCAGAGGGTTACTTACTCGACCTTGCAAAGAAAGTTGAAGACATAGATGAGTGAACTACTCCTACCCCCCGGCATATTAGTGCCGCCTACCATCCAACAAATGGATGCCCCAGAACCGGAAGCGTCAGAGGAAACAAAAGCCTCAGCACTTCCTACTCCCACAGGATACAAACTCTTATGTGCGGTTCCGCCCGTAGACGAGAAGATTGCTGGGACAGACCTCGATTTAATTCGAGATACGGCTTCTATGCGCCAAGAAGAGCACGGCACAACCGTGTTGTTTGTTATGCGTATGGGACCAGATGCGTACAAAGATACCGCTAAGTTCCCATCAGGTCCTTGGTGTCAAGAAGGCGACTTCGTCTTGGTACGTACGTACTCCGGTACGCGTGTAAAGATATTTGGTAAGGAGTTCCGTGTCATCAACGATGACCAAGTGGACTGTGTTGTGCAAGACCCTCGTGGGATAACCCGCGCTTAAAGGAGCAGATATGGCTGGAGAACAATTTAAGTTCCCTGATGAAGTAGAAGACAAAAACATAGATATTGAAGTTGTTACAAGTAACGACGAAGATATTGAAGTTGAAGTTATTGACGATACCCCTGAACAAGACCGTGGTCGTCGACCACTAGACAGGGACGTTGAAGACCCATCAGAGGAAGAGATCGAGTCGTATACCCAAGGTGCGCAAAAGCGTATCAAGGAGTTAACACACGCTCGTCACGACGAACGTAGAGCCAAAGAAGCTACTTTGCGTGAGAAACAAGAACTCGAAGTTCTTGCACAACGTTTGCTAGACGAGAACAAGAAGCTACGTCAAAACGTCAACACCGGTTCCGAACAGTACACGCAGATGGCTAAAACCGCTGCCGAAGCTGAGTTGGACAAAGCACGCCGAGAATACAAAGCGGCACAAGAAGCATTTGACTCTGATGCTATACTTGCTGCACAGGAAGCCCTGCTTGATGCCAAGATGAAGTTGGAGACGACGAAAAATATTCGTCCAACCCCTTTACAAGATGAAAATTTTGAGGTACAAACGGGCTATCAAGAACCCCAACGCGTTCAACCGGACGAAAAAACCTTGCGCTGGCAAGCAAAAAACCAGTGGTTTGGAAGCGATGGGTTCGAAGAAGTTACCAGCTTTGCACTAGGGCTGCATCAAAAACTAGTCAATTCGGGCATGGACCCGCGGTCAAATGAATACTTCGAGCAAATTGATGCTCGCGTGAAGTCGAAGTTCCCTGAAGTTTTCGGTGGTAACGAAGACAAGCCAAGGTCCGGTGATGCTCCAAAAAAACCTGCTTCCGTGGTTGCGCCTGCGACGCGTTCGTCAGGCAAGAGAAAGATTGAGTTAACGAGAACACAGTTAGCGTTAGCACAAAAATTCAAATTAACCCCTAAGCAGTATGCTGAACAAGTATTGATATTGGAGAATCAAAATGGCTGAAAACCGTACCACCCCTCGTGACAATTTGACACGCGAAAAAGCAGTCCGAATGGTGTATAAACCTTCGAGCTCGTTGCCCGATCCTACCCCTGAACCCGGATGGGAGTTCCGCTATATAGCGACTCATATCTTAGGTCAGGCCCATCCTACAAACGTATCTCACAAGATGCGCGACGGTTGGGAACCAGTGAAGGCAGCAGACCATCCAGAACTGATGCTTCCGGGTAATGCAAATGGTAATGTGGAAATTGGTGGATTGATGCTTTGCAAAATTCCAACCGAACGACTCATGGCCATGAAAGATTACTATAACGAGCAAGCTCAGAACCAGATGGATTCAGTGGACAACCACTTCATGAAAAATAACGACCCGCGTATGCCGCTGTTTTCAGACCGAAAGTCAACGACCAGCAGAGGAAGCGGATTTGGTTCAGGTTCTAAATAAAGGAGTCTTAAATGGCTTATCCCACCGTTGATAAGACGTACGGGTTCAAACCAGTCAACCGACTGGATGGGCTTCCATACGCCGGAGCGATCCGTCAAATCCCTATTGCACCAGCTTACGCTACTGCAATTTTAAATGGTGACACCGTACAGGTGGACACTAGCGGCTACTTGGTTGCCAAAACAGCTACTGCCACTGGCGACAGTGTTGGTGTGTTGGTTGGTTGCCAGTATCTTAATAGCCAAAGCCAGACTGTTCAAGGACAGTACTACCCAGCAGGCGTGTCTACTTCTACAGCAATGGCTTTCGGCTATGTTGTGGATGATCCAAACGCAGTGTTTAGAGTTGTAGCAACTAGCGGTCAAACTACGGTTCCTACCGCGTTTACCCGTGCAATCGTTGGCGCTAACGTGCCAATTTCCGTTACTACTGGTAATACTGTCACAGGCGATTCGTACTATGGTATTGACGGCACTGCCGCTGCTACCACTAACACATTGCCCGTTCGTGTAATTGACGTTGTGCCTGATACCGCCACTGGCCCTGCCGGTGTTGCAGCTACGACCTATTACGAGTTCTTGGTCAAGTTCAACTTGCACCAGTACACCGATACCACCGGTATCTAAGGAGTAATTAATCATGGCTATTTCACGCGCACAACTACTTAAAGAACTGCTCCCCGGCCTGAACGCATTGTTCGGTCTTGAGTACGCCCGTTACGGCGAAGAGCACAAAGAAATCTACGAAACAGAGAAATCTGAGCGTAGCTTTGAAGAAGAGACCAAACTTTCTGGTTTCTCTGCTGCTCCTGTTAAGAACGAAGGTTCTGCAATCCAGTACGACAACGCACAGGAAGCATTTACCGCACGTTACAACCACGAAACTATCGCTCTTGGCTTCTCCATCACTGAAGAAGCTGTGGAAGATAACTTGTATGACTCCTTGTCTGCACGTTACACCAAGGCTTTGGCTCGTGCTATGTCTTACACCAAGCAAGTCAAGGCAGCTTCTGTTTTGAACAACGGCTTCTCTTCTAGCTACCTCGGTGGCGACGGCGTTGCATTGTTCTCTACAGCACACCCCTTGGTTTCTGGTGGCACCAACAGCAATCGTCCTTCTACCAACGCTGACTTGAACGAAACTTCTCTTGAGAATGCCGTCATTCAAATCGCCGCTTGGACTGATGAGCGTGGTCTGTTGATCGCTGCTAAACCACGCAAGTTGATTATTCCGCCAGCTTTGATGTTCGTTGCTACCCGTTTGTTAGAGACTAACCTCCGTGTTGGTACTACTGATAACGATATCAACGCATTGAAGAACAACGGTGCAATCCCTGAAGGCTACACAGTTAATCACTTCTTGACCGACACAAACGGTTGGTTCTTGACTACTGATGTACCTAACGGCTTGAAGCATTTTGAGCGCACACCATTGAGCAATTCAATGGACGGTGACTTTGATACCGGCAACGTCCGTTACAAGTCTCGTGAGCGTTACAGCTTCGGCTGGTCTGATCCTTTAGGTGTGTTTGGTTCACCCGGTTCTACCTAAAAGTAAAACTTTGGTTCCAACGGAAGGCCCCCACAAGGGGCCTTTTTTATTGTCTTGTGTAAGTAATAAAGGTCGTCTAGCATGGAGTTACAGCCCCGACGCTGTATCCTTTTTAACCTTGGAGCACCTATGTATAAAATCACTATTGACCTCAGCGCTTGGGGTACCGACGACGAAGTAATGACTATTGAGACCTTTGATTTTGAAAAGATTGAAATCATCCGCGAGTTCATTGAATTCCAAAAAGATTACGGCTGGGCTGTAGACTACGACGTCGTAGAAGACGAAGACGAAGACGAAGAAGAAGCCGAAGACGAAGAGTACGAAGACGAAGACGGCGATTATTTCTATGATGCAGAAAATGACGCATGGTATCAATACGATGCAGA